TAAGAGTGTAGTCGTATGAGTTATTGTTAAAGCCCACCATACGACATTTATTCTGAACCAGATATCGCAAGCATTTAGCAATCCCTTCAATCTCATTCTTGCGATCACTAATCTCAAAGACTCGCATGTGTTTACCGGAAGCATGGATGATACTCATAGAGAACACGTTTGGATAACTTTCCAAGTCATAAATAAAGTCTGATTCATACCACTTCTTATCCAAAATCTTCTCCTTAAAAATCAATCTCATCCGCATGATGTTGCGGTGGTTCTTCTACTAGATTATTAAAATACTCATCACGATCATACTGCTGACGAGTTTCAGCGTCGTAGTATAGCGCACAAATCTCACCAGTGATACCCCCACGACACTTAGGCATGTCAACATAGGTCGTATTCTTCTCAATCGGATCTGAAGCCATCTTATCACGATTGATCACAATGTTCACGTCTGCTGACTGGATAAATGTCCCGGAACCAAGTGCATCATATTCCGTAACCTTACGCACATTACCATCTTTATCAGTTGGTGGCTTACGTGTGTGAAGAATGTTGATGAATACAAACCCATTTTTCTTTTGCAGCTTCTGCCACATCATGAAGTTTTCTTGAACCTCTGTACCAAGAGAGCGCAGGAAGTCAGTGAGTGGGTCAATCACCATCAGTCGTGAATCATTGACTTTACCACTTTTCTCCATCTGGCGCTTAAGAAGTTCAATCTCACCTTCCCGCTCATCAATGATGAAGAATCGGGGTTCACCAGCTTCATTGTAAAGAAGATTATTCTTCAACACCTGTACTTCAGGTTGGTTCAAATAGTCAACAGCATCATGACCATCTGTGAACCACATCAGGTTTTTCTTAAGATGCATTGACAACAAATCAATTGTCAATTCTTCTTTAGTACGCTCAAGACTCACAATGGTTGGAACCCGAGGACTATTGAACAACCAATGGTAAATCAAGGTATCAGACAGAAAGCTCTTACCAATACTGGTGTCGCCAATGATATTCACAACAGAGCCAGTAGATTTAATACCACCACGCATAGCTGCCTCAAGCTTGCTCAACTGAGGAGGTAGACCAATCTTTGGTGCTGTCAGGAACTCAGCCAAACCAGCTTCAGCATCACCAGAAGATGAGATACCACTACTAATGAATTCTTTAGCGTTGTAGAAATCACGAACAAACTGTTTCTCTTTACCATCAATCAACATAGCATTTGGATCTTTGCCCGACCATGTAGCAATGCGAATCTTTTCTTTTGGTAATACGTTTGCAATTTCTTTAGCTGCTTTAATACCAGCCTCATCTTGATCCATCCCAATCACAATGATGTCGTATTGATCAAACCAGTCATATTGCATAGCAGCCTGTTTTGCTGCTGATCCTTCACCAGAGGTTGGACTTACCACAGGGATAGAATCAAACTCCTGATCTTTGCGGTTCTCCTTAAGCATTTGGTATGCAGCGGCTTTATCCTCCTCACCGCCCACGTAGAGCACATACTTAGAAGGTGACTTAAACTTAACTTGACCGCTCAGTTGACTTTTATTACCAGTCGCACCAACTTTACCATGACTGAAATCCTTCGGATGGTTGCGGCATTTATAACCTGTCAATTTACCAAAGTTATTGGTTTCAGGGTAGTAGCGAGCAAGAACATTCCCTTGATCATCGAGCTTGGTCAAATGACCAAAGAATTTATTAATCTCATCACGAATCCCACGGTAACCATGACTGACATACCCAGTGGAACGAATAAGTTCTTTTACTTCTTCAATATCCATAGCTTCAGCATTTTCTGAAGATACTTTAGTAACTACCTTTTCTTTATCTTTACTTTCCATAAGCTCCTCTTTGGTAATATTTAGAATTTCACAGACTTTCTTTACAGCTTCAGGAAAGTCTACACCATCAATACTTTTAACAAATGCAATTTCATCACCACCTTCACCACACGCTCCCCAACAATACCATGAGTTGGTGTCTTCATAAATCTGAAGAGATGGGGTGTTTTCTCCGTGAATTGGACAGCATAACTTCTCTCCAGAAAAATCTGTATAGTGTTCAATCACTTTTCGAATGTTACTCAAATCTCTATGCTCCTAAAGCCCGATGGCGACTGAATGACAGCGAACTTGTTTCGCGTACTCACGCTCTTCTCCCCTCCAACACCCTGCAAAGAATATTAATCAAATTGCTTCAAGAATAGCAAGGATGCTCAGCCATAAATCTCTTCTTCACACTCTGAACAAATACTAATCTCATTGTCAAGCGCTTCCTTCTTACCTTCCTCAAAAGCTTCTTTCAAGTCTTGTTCGCCATGCATGTCCTGGAAAATATATTCAAGAAAATCACTGAGGTCGTACCCATTACACTCAAGCAACCCTGAATACGCGAGGGACCGAAGTTCTTCACTAGAATATTTACGATAATCTCTAGCAATGTTAATCATAGCCATCAATACACCTCATAATAACTTTTAAGGATTTCGTAGTCAACCAAGATTTCTTCACTAGCTTTGCTGAACAAGAAGTTATAGTTAAACTCACAATCGCGAAAGATTCGCCCGTCCTGTTCTTCCGATTCCAAAAGATCCTGAATGCAAGCTTCGATTTCTTTGTCTTCTTCTGTCTCAACAGTAAATTTAGAGATGGCCCACTCTACAGGACCAAACCCATCGTTCCAATCATTACGCACAGCCTCCATCGAACGTGCCAGTGCAAAGTATTTGTCCTTGCTATCCAACACTTCAAGGACATCAGACCATTCGAAGTCATCGTCAAGATTATACTTAACCTGAAGACGAGCTTTAGCCAGCACTTCTTTCTTAGCTTTCTCGGTCTTTTCTACCTCTTGCAGCTCTTTGCGGATCGTACCCTTAAGTGTGTCTGCATGACGCTTAAACGAGTCTTCAGCACTCTTAATTAGCGTTAACATACGGTCTTTCTCATCGCTTACAGGGACATTGCGTTGCAAGTCCCCGAGGTATCCAGCAGAATGAGTTGTTGTAGTCTTTGTGCGTGAACGCTGAGTCTTGAATTCTGATATACTGTAATTATTAGGAATACCAATATCCTTCATAATCTGTGTGATCTTCTCACGTACTTTAAAATTATTTTCAATAGCTGGAATATTGGCTTGATGTTCTTCCAACACCTTAGCTCGCTCTTGTTCGGCTTTGGCTAGCAATGAGGTTAATTTAGTATCAACTTCCTCGATAGTTTTAGGGTCACGTTCATAATAGCTGCTGCCGTATTTGAAAGCATTAGCTGCATAGGTGGTTGCCACAGATGGCGTTGTGATCTTGTTCAACTTCATCACTGAAGGAATGTTGCTTTCAGCTTTCTTTTCAAGATCAGATACAAGACCTTTCACGAATGAGAATGCTTCATCAATGTTCTTTACGTATTTCATCTTATTTATCTCCTTTCAACACAAAAGTATTGTTATCTTTACAGAACGCAATCGCTTCTTTCATGCCTTTATTAATCTTGTACACTCCACCACTAGACTCACAAACCTTGTTGGATTCAATAATCTCTTTATTGGACACATCATTTGTTGTACTAAGCGTACCCATCAAAGAGCCCAAGCCGATAAAGAATCCCAACAGACAAATAACTGCAAAACCTTCCATAACTTAACCCTCCCAACCATTCAATTTATTTTCCATCTCACTTAGCTGCTGTATATGGTCATCAATCAGCATTCTTAAACATTCCAGTCAAGGAATATTCTAATCTGACCTAAAACAGAAATTTCGTCAAGATTCTTCTCATAGATATATTCCACAAACAAAACTTTACCTCTACCGTCTGAAGGAAGCTCTACAAAATCTCCTACTGATGGCACAACGTCAGACCTTACCCAATGATTCCAGTTTTCAGAAACCATATCTGTGTATTCAATAAAGTATAATTCTTTCATCCCATCTCCCCCACAGCCGCCATTCTTCGAATAGTTTTCGCTGCATAGCATTACATTAATAATTATTCAAATTTATTTGCTTACATCTCTAAGCATTCACAGCATCTTGTCACATTGTTTGTGAGGGGTCAAGAGAAATCTCTAAATGTTCCATATAGCGTTGTGCAGAAGCTTTTGTCTGGAAGGTTTCCATGATAACCCAAGACAGCTTACCAATGAACAGGCATTCCTTCCGACATACATACCAGCAATTGTATAATTTGTCATATTTAATTTTCATCCTTCAAACTCCTCTCCAAACATGTCTTTAAACTTAGCACGGAAAGCCTCTTTACTGCGGTAAAACCTATGAGGAAAGCCGTGAGGACTCACAACGGTATCACCTAGTCGGGTTTGCCACATACGGGTGTTTCTAGATATGATTTCCCCTATAGATTCATCTGTACCACCAGAGATATAAATGCCCGATGTGCCTTGACAATCATCAAGCATTTCTACTTCTGTGACACCTTCTAAGGACATGAGTTGATCGTATAAATTCATAATTCCTTCCTCGTAACGTTTCAGATACACCAATCTTACCATACCCTCCACACCTGTCAAGGGTTGATTTAAAAATATTCTGTAGGCTACCCATTCAGGGAAAACCTCCTTGGGCAAATTCATTTGGTAAATTTATTCAGTAGATTTGTCTAGCAAATTTGTTTGGTAGATTTATCTACACTCTGTCAGAAGATTTTTCGAAGGAATGCTTGACAGGGGTTGATGATGAGGTTATCCTGGGCACATCAATCAAGGAGACACACCATGAACATTAAATTCAGAAGTAACCACTTTCAACTGCATGGCAAACACTGGACTGACTCTGATGCTCGTTCCTTTATGGAAACCAATAAAGGTTCTGTACACGAAGCCATTCAGCATAACATGAATTTCTATAAACTTGTTGAGAACGGTATGCTTGTACACGTTTATGATGCTTATGAGGTAGATTCTAAATGAAAAAGAAATTCAAAATAATCGACACATCAACGGGACAGAAGATTAAGCTACGTGAGAAGGAGATGCTTGTCATGAATAGTCAAGGAATATTCTTTATCGTAGGGAATTTTATGGATTATGATACGTATGTCAGGAAGCTGTCTGATGTGTGTCCTGTGTTTGATGTGGAATGGAAGGGAGAGGAGTGATGCAGAAGCTTAAAGATTTAACACAAACAGAGGTTATTGAACTGAAGAATATTACAGAGGGCACTATTTTCTGGGGCGGTTGTGTAGTACACTTGTCCGAGGATTTTACAGCTTACGACTATCTTGTATCAATGTTAGAGTTGGAACGTCAATCTAACATTGATACAGCAACTGGTCAAAGTCTAAGAAACCTTGCTGCAATTTGTGGAGTATATGAGCAAGGCGCTATGACTGATGAACAAATCCGAGAACGTGTTTACCAAATTAATCAGGAGATTTTGAAATGAGTGAATTATTTCAACCAACAGACGAACAAAAGGTTTCTTTTGAATTGTGGGCTAAAACGCAACATTGCAACCTGACACCTTCGCCATACCCTGAGAGTTTTCGAACATACAAATTCGACAGGACACAACACATGCTGGAAGGTTGGCTAGCTTACATTGATAAGGTAGTGAATTCTCCTGAAACCAATCAATAAACAGTGAATTCAGCCTTGTGTTTGGAAGGGTAGGTGTGAGATTATGGTTCTATGAATCTTGGTGCTAAGTGCGAAAGAATTGGTCATGGGATCGGGCTACAGGCCACGTATTCCTTGACTTTCTTATTAAATCTTGCCCCATATGAACAGAAGAGGGAGTAGGAGTGTGGAATAGTGATAGAAGAAGTAGAAGAGTATAGCCTTAAGAGTAGGTTGTTAACATACAACATTAATCTATCTACATCTGTTGTTAATAAGCTTAGACCTATCACTAAGATAGAGGATAAGGAACTTAGTGGTGTAGTGATTATGAATCTTATTGCTTGTGTTAAGAGACAAGAGAAGCTTCTGTACTCAAGACATAAGGGTAATCATAGTACCAACAAGACAAAGTACAACAGACGTGGCATCCAAACACAAAGACTGTTGAAATGCATTGACACCTTAGAGGCCTTGGGTTACATTGAGAACTTCGTGGGTAAAGGTCACGTAGATAAGGAAAAGAGGATCATGTCTTATATCACACCATCAGAATTATTCATTGCTGAATTCTGTTCTAAAGATGAAGAGGTTCAGAGTGCTATTGCTGCTTATAACGCTAGCCTTCAAACCATCATTCTTCGTAACGAGTATGGTAAAGCAATTGATTATCAAGATAACAAGAATATCAAGAATGCACGTAAGATTGTAGAAAAGCTTAATAAGATTAATGAGTTGCATGATATCCGGGATGGTGAAGGTAATGTCATGACCAACATCTATTCTCGTATCTTTAATAAAGACTTTG